CGGGAGCGGGCGGCAGGTTGATGCCTGTGATGGCGAGCGCCCACCCCACCTGCACGCGAGTGCCAGCGTCGAGGGTGTAGATGTACGGCGTGCCGGTGACCATTCCGCCGAGGGCGAACGAGCAGTCGGTCGTGTTGGTGACCAGCAGGTCAGCCTGCGGGCCGTAGGGGACCATGAACCCGCCGCAGGGCATCGGCCAATCTGGGCCAGGCCCGACCACATCCGTCGCGACGATCGGCGGGAGGCTGCCAGCGGGGAAGCCGCCGTCGGCGAACAGAGCCGGGGGGCAGTTCACCGGGACGCACGACGCTGGCGTGTCGACAACCGGGGTCATGGGGCCGGTTCGCAGCAGCTCGAGCAGAGGTTCACGTTCGCCGCGGCCTGCACGCAGTTGTCCCACCATGCGGCGACGATGCGCTCGACGCGCCATTCCTCGTCGTTCGTGTCGAGGCGCACCGCCTCGGCGAGCTTGTCGGGCACGACCTTGAGGGAGGTGTCGCGCTTCGTCTGAACGATGCCCGTGGCGTAGGCCCAGGCGGTCTCGCCGGTCGGGTCGATGGTGCCGGGGCCACCCGCCTGCGTCGTGGTGACATCGGCGGTCGAGGCGCCGCCGGTGAGGTTCGTCGGGTCGGTGACGGTCGTGTGAGCTGCGCAGTCGCCGTAGGTGATGAGGTAGGGCGTGTTGCCGCCCGCATCGCCCGGGCCGCCGGTGACCGTGGAGCCGGGGACCTCCGCGGCGACAGCCGCCTCGAGGGTGGCAGCTGGAACGTCGAAGGCGATGGCACCACCGACCGGGGTGCCGTCGATGGTGAGCGTGAAGGTGCCGCCGGTGGCGTCGACTGCAATCGAGTCGATCTGCTGGGCGCACGGCGAGCTGCCGTCGTAGCCGGTGCCGGCGACGACGATGTTGTCGAACACGTCGAGGATCAGCCCGCCCTCGCGGCGCAGCGCCGACGCAGCGAACCAGAAGTTCACGGTCGGCCACGTCGCGTGGATCATGCCGCGCCCGGTCTGCCCGGCGGCGATGGCCTCCTGCAAGGCCGAGAGGCCGTACACGCCCGGCGAAGAGCCGCCCGGGGTGAGGTCCTCGAAGTTCGGGGCGAGCGAGTTAGCTAGGTAGTTGTTCGGGTAGGCCCGGAGCTGCGCCTCGGTGCCCAGCCACAGCTCCGACTCCATGATGCGCGACTCGCTGGCCTGGTAGAGCCGGCGGGCGCGCGCCACGGGGTCGCGTCCCATGCGCCCGAGGGTCGAGCACTTGTCGCCGACCCATGCGGTCCACGGCCGATACTCGACGGTGGCCTCGTTGTCGCCGATGAGCTTCGTGCCCGGGTCGACACGAGGGTCGGTGCCGCCCGGCTCGGGGCAGTCGCCCCACGCCGGGTTCGGCCCGGGCAGACACCGCTCCGGCTCGAGGGCGATGCCACCCTGCCAGTTCGCGTCGAGGGAAGGCTCGCCGGCCTCCCCACCTACCACAGCCAGCAGGCCAGTACGCGGCGGGGAAGCCGGTGGTGCTCCGATGGGCTGGAACGCTCCTGCCATGATTACCCCTTCGCGTTGTGACTCTGCTGGCTGTGGCTACTGGGTGGTGCTGCGGGTCAGGCGCAGACGACCGGCTCAGTGCCGGCCGCCGAGCTGCCGTCGGCGCAGACCGTGGAGGTGACCCACAGGGCCGAACCCTGGCCGTGGTCCAGAACGACCTCGAACGTCTCGGCGAAGTTCTGCACGTCGTTCGTGTCGTTCAGCTCGGGCGAGCGGTAGACGCCCAGGTCGAGGGTCTCCATGTTGCCGAAGCTGAACCGACCCTCGGGGAACAGGCCCCACTGGACCTCTGCCGGCCACGGGTCGAGCGCAGGCCCGGCACCGAGGCCGAGCACCTGCGAGGTGCCCGTGCTCGGGGTGTCCTTGTAGAGCGTCACGTTCACGCCGGCGTTGGCGAGCGCCTCACGGAAGATGCGCTCGGCGTCGGTGAGGAACGACGGGTCACTCTGGAGGCCGCGCAGGAGGTCGACGCTGCCCATCGTGATGACCCACTCGGGGAGCAGCACCCGGAACCGTGCGTCGCTGCGCATCCGGTTCAGCGAGCGGACCTGCTCGGCCGACCGGGCCACCGCCTCGGCGATGTCGCGGGAAGCTCCGAAGATCGCTGCGCTGGTGCGTGCCACCGAGGCCGCCTTGATCTGGTCCAGCAGGCGGGACTCGCCGAGCCGCGCGTGGGCGGCCATGACGAGGGTCATCCACGCCTCGACGTTCTCGGGTGCGGCCATCGCCCCGAAGTTGCCCCACTGGAGCCGCTTCACGAGGGCGCACGCCTCGAAGGTCTGGAACGCCGAGCAGTCGATGGTCTGGACGCCCTTCGTGTCGAGGCCGGGGTCCACGTCGGTGGCATTGCACCAGACCGACACGGCGGCGAGCGGGTCGTCGCTGCCGTCGTTCACGGTGATGTCGGCCAGCGACGGCGGGGTCGCCACCTGCACCGAGCCACGCGGGAGGGCGAAGCTCGGGAGGCCGGCCATCACGGGGCGGTCGGCCTCGCTGACGGTCGGCACCCGGTAGTCGACCTCGGCGGGGGAGCAGAAACCGCCCGACGCCACGACTGCCTCGTCCCAGCGGGACGGGTCGGTCGCGTCGGCGAGGACGGCCTCGAGCTTGTCGGCGTCGGCACGCTCGCCCCGCAGGGTGCGGGACTCGGGGTGGCGGAACCGCAGGCGGCCCAGGCGCTCACCCGCGGCGCGGGTCGTGTGGGCACCGCGGGCGTTCGTGAACGCATCGGCGGTGGCGGCGGCCAGCTCGTGAAGGCTGGTGAGGACCTGCCCGTTCGGGCCGATGATCTCCAGGCCGCTGCGGGCGTCGGACGCGGGCTGCGAGCCTCGAGGCTGCGAAGCGGCGAGGACGGCCAGCGACGGCGCGGCTGCGGGCGCCGCTGCGGCGACCGGCTCCTGCGCTGCCTCGGCTGCGACGGCCTCGGCCTCGGCCACGACCTCGGCGACAGCCTCGGCGGGTGCCTCGGCCTCCACCTCGGGGGCGGGGGCGAGGCGGGCTTCGATCTCGGCCAGCTCGGCGGAACGGGCCTCGGCCTGCTCGGCACGCACCACGTTCTCGGCACGCAGCGCCAGGATGGCGTCGCCGGTCTCGCGGATGGTCTCGAGGTCGTCGGCTGCGATGCCCTCGATGTCGCCGGAGCGAACCTGGGCGAACAGGGCGGTCAACTGCTCGTCGGCGGCGGTGAGCGCGTCGGCGGAGATGGTGCCGCGGGTCTCGTCGGAGCCGAGGGCCTCGACGGTGGAGGTGAGGGACGCCGCGGCGTCATCCTCGAGGATGCCGGCGGCGAGGGCCGCGGCGATCAGGGTCAGGAGGTGCTCGAACATGATGGGATGCTCCGGGTGGTTCGGGGTCGATGCGACCTGTGGAGGCCCCACGGGTGGGGCCGCTTCGGTTACGTCGCCGCGGGAGCACCGAGCACCCCGCTATGCGGGATGACTGGCGGCCCGGCCGCTATGCGGTCCGAGGCTCGCGCTGCTGTTTCGCCATCGATGCTAACGCATCGCACGGGCGAGTGGGGGATGGGTGCCGCCGAGGGTCAGTCGGGCGGCCAGAACCACGCGGCGCAGCACAGCGCCGCAGGGCCACCGAGGACGAGCAGCGGGAGCAGCACCGCGGGGCGGTCGAGCAGCCAGCCGGCGAGCTGGAGCAGCGTCACGCCGCGGCGCTCATCGCTCGAGCCATCCGTGGCCGTCGCACGTCGAGCAGGTCTGGTCCGCGGTGCGACACTCGCAGTTCGGTTCGCCGCAGTACGGGTCCTCGTTCTCGCCGGTGCCCTCGCAATCGGGGCAGCGCGAGCACTCGGAGCAGCCGGGGCACTCGCCCGGCTCCACGTCGCACGGGCAGGCCCGGTCGCGGCAGCAGCGGCGCGGCGGCAGGTTGCCGTCGCCGTCGCACTCCGGGCGCTCGGGCGAGTAGCCGTCGGGCACCTCGCGGGCGCTCACGCCCAGCCCTCCAGCTCGAGCACGGCCTCGTCCATGAGGTCCGCGGCGTCGGCGGCGAGCTGCGAGTCGCCCACGTCCTCGAGCACCTCGAGGTAGGTGCGGCGCGCCTCGCGGCTCACGCCGTAGGTGGCGGACTCGCGGGCGGTGGCCGCGGCGTCGTAGGCACACGGGCCGGCCCAGGACTGCGGGGCGCTCACGCCTCCACCGCCTCGAGCAGCGCGGCGATCGCCTCGGCCTCGGTGCGGAACCACTCGCCGCCGACGCCGTTCGCCTCGATGTAGGTCCACCGGCGCCAGGTCTTGTCGGAGGGGGCGACCCGACCGATCCAGTCGCCGCGGGTGAACCGCTCGACCTCGGCCTCGGTGTCGAAGCAGGCGAGCCGGTTGCCCTCGGTGTCGTTCACGGCGAGGTCGCCGTAGCCGTTCTCCACGATGATGATGCGAGTCGAGCTGGTGGCGAGCGCCTCGGCGCGGGCGGCCTCGGCCATGCGGCGGGTCGGGTAGGTCATGCCGGCGTAGACGTGGAACGTCTTGGCTGCGCCCTCGTGGCCGGTAGTGATGGAGTGGGTCGTGCTGGTCTTGGTCATGGACCCACTATCCCGCTAGGTGCCTAGCGGGACAACTACCTACGGGCGGGCGATGCGCTCCGCCACCACGTCGACCGCCGAGGCCGCCAGCCCGAGGGTGTCCACGATCGCAGCGAGGCGTCGCACCTCGGCTCGCAGCTCGTCGTGGCCGGCGTCGCAGCCGCAGTCGCTCGAGGCGCTCCGCAGGTGGGTGCCGGCGAACAGGGCGACCTGGGCGCCGGAGGCGACGACCGCCTGCGCGGGTCGCACGGGGAAGCCGGGCACGTTCACCGCGAGGGCGGCGACCAGCTCGAGGCCCTCGGGCACCGGGCGCCAGTCGCCCGACAGATCAGCGGCGCGGAGCTGCTGGACTCGCAGCTCGTCGGCGTCGGGGCGGAGCCGGCCGGCCAACCAGATGCCGTGCTCGTCCTCGCCGGCCGCCACGTCGGCGACGACGGAGCCGGTGTGGTCGTAGTGGTCGGCGGCGGCCTGGGCGGTGACGCCGCGGCCCGTCGGCGCATGGCCGGTGCCGAGGGTGAGGCGGCCCGTCGCCGCGGCGGTGCCGTCGTCGCACAGCACCGCGCCGGGCTTGAGGAAGTAGCTGTACCCGGTCGAGCTGCGCGGAGGCTCGAGGCAGACGCCGGGGCGACCGATGTGACAGGTCCCCCACAGCGCGAGGTGGCCGTACACGTGCCCGTCGGCGTCGACGGTGATGGGCGTCGGGCCGTCGAGGCCCGGGTCGGCGAACCACGCGGCGGGCGGCGAGGCGAGCTGCGCGGAGGCGAGCACCTCGGTGATGTCCTCGACGGGCATCTCGTCTTCGTCGTGATCGGTGAGCGGCACCAGCACGCGGGCCGACTCGATGGCCTGGAACGGGGTGAGCGACGCGGCGCCGATGCGCCCGGAGCGCACCACATAGACGACCTCGCCGTCGACCGTCTCGAGGTAGTCGGCGTCCTCGTTGCCGATCTCGACCGACACGCCGCGCAGGAGGCCGACCTCGACCTCGCGGGCGGTGTCCATGCCCAGCCACTCGGAGTCGAACTCGATGCGGGCGGCGATGTAGTCGCCGGTGTCGCCGGTCGCCTCGGTGAACGCCTCGGGGGTGACCTCGCCGAGCGCGGCGAGCGCCTCGAGCGGGGCCAGGTCCGCGGCGCGCCCGATGTGCGTGATGACTGCGGGGCGCTGGTCGGGGTCGTGGTTGATCGTCATGGTGAGCGGCAGGTCGCGCCAGTCCAGCGCGCCCGGCTCGATGTAGCGGCCGTCGCTGGACTCTTCGCCTTCGTGGATGAGGACGGCGACGCGGCTCATGGGCACCAGCTCGCCCTCGAGGGGCAGCAGGTCCAGCGGCTCGCCCAGCAGGTAGCCGCCATCGGCGGTCAGCGCACCGGACGCCTCGACCTCGACCTCCACGACCTCGGCCTCGGGGGCCGGGGCGGCTGCGGGTTCGGGGATCGGTGGCGGCTCGGGCAGCTCGGTCGCCTCGGGGTGAGCGGTGAACAGCGCGCAGACCTGCTCGGGCATGATGCCGCCCTCCACGATATTGCACGCGCCTTCGTCGCCCAGCTCGGTCGGGTGCACAAAGTAGACGCAGCGCCCGCAGTACGCCGACGCGCCCTGCTCCGCCGCGGTGAGGTCCACCGAGGCCGGCGCGATGTCGGGGGTGCCATCGGTCGGCGTGTCGTAGCTGAAGCGGCGGCGGAATCGGCGTGGCATGGGTTCAGACCTCCAGGGTGGTGAGGGTAGTGCCCTCGCCGTCGTCGGTGGTGCCCTCGGTGAGCAGCGGCTCGAAGTCGCACTGACAGCCGGAGTGGTCGCCGGGGCGGTAGTAGGCCGCGTCGGGCCATTCCTCGTCGTTCGCCAGCACCGGGTCGGTGAACGACTGGAACTCGACGCCGTCGAGGTCTTCGTGCGGCACGAAGTTCGTCGTGCGACTCCCGGGGTCGCCGTACAGCCAGCGGTAGCCGCCGACACGAATCTGTACGGTGGCGAGCGTGTCGGCGATGCGGCTCCCGGTAGCGATGGCGCCGGCCGGGGATTCCGAGGTGCCCACGAGCACGGTGCCACCCTCCCCGGGGGTGCCGATGGCTCCACCGGCGCGGGTGAGGGTCTCGCGGATCACCGAGGGCCGCACGAGCACGGTGCCGTCGAACTCGCCGACCGCGGGGGCCGCCAGCTCCGGGGCGAACAGCGCGGTGTTCGCCTGGCGCACCAGCGCAGCCAGCAGCAGCGCCCACGCAGCCTCGCGGTCGTCGCGCTGGGCCTGCTCGAGCTGGGCGAGGTCGCCGTCGTCCAGCTCCACGCCGGCTCGGCGCATCTCGGCGATCGACTGCTGTTGCGCGCGTTCGGTCCACTGGTCGAACCGGGGGCGCAGCTCGGCGAACGAGTCGCGCAGCAGCGTGTCGGTGTCCTCGCCGAGCGCGGCGACGATGGCCTCGCCGAGATGAGCGGCGACCAGCTCGTTCGGCACGCCGTCGATCGTGTCGCGGTGAGCGACCGAGGCGCGCAGGGCCTTCGATCGGAGGCGGGCGCCGGCACGCTCGAGGGCGCGTCGCATCGACGCGTCAGCTGCGGCGGTGAGGCGCGCCCGGAGCGCCTGGTCGATCTGCCCGAGGCGGCGGGCCAGGGTGTCGAGCGCGATGGACCTCGAGGTGGGGGCGAACGCCGCGGCGATCGTCGCCGGCGGCGCTTCGGTCACGTCGGGGAGCGGCGGCGGCCCGGGCACCGACTCGGTGCCGGTGACCTCCACGCTCGCAGCGGGGAGCGCCGGCTCGCTCGAGGTGGGCGGGGTGGCGGCGAGGCCGGTGGCGGTGAGGATGCCGAGGGCCTCGAGCAGAGCGTTCGTGGTGGTGGAGTCGATGGCTCCGCGCTGGAGTGCCAGGCGTCGCTCGTCTTCCTCGGGGCTGGGGGCGTCGGCCTCGGCGAAGCCGCGGTAGCGGCGCCACGCCGACTCGCCGATGTAGCCGGCAGCTGCGCCGGTGTCCGCGGCGACGCCCATATCGCCGTGCCCGACCAGCTCGGTCTCGTCGTACCAGATGACGAACCGCTCCGGCTCGGTGACGCCTGCGGCCTTGAGCGCCGGGCGGTAGTACGCCCAGGTGAGCGACAGCACGAAGTTCTGCGCGTACGGCTCGAGGTAGGACTTAAAGGTCTGCTCATCGATCTGCCACGCGGTCCAGTGGTTCACGTCGGCGAGGCCGAGCAGAATCTCGGGCGGCAGGTCCACGCCGTTCGCGAGGCGGCGGATCAGCTCGTCACGGGTGCGGGCCTCGTCCGCGGAGAACACCGAGCCGACCTGGATGTATTGCACCTTGTCGACCAGCTCGTCGGGGACGGCCAGCACATAGGGGGCGATCGCCGACGCGCTGCCCGGCTCGGAGATGCCGGTCACGAAGTGGTCCACGAGGGCCTGCACCGTCGGGTCGGCCAGGGCCTCGCCGTCGCCCTCGGCTTCGGTGGTCACGTCGGCGGGACCCTTAAGCGCGCCCTCGGGGACGATGAACACGCCGCGGGGGATGCGCGAGGTGGCGCCGGCGCGGATGGCGCGGGTGAGCAGCATTAGCTCGTCGCACACCTCGAGGACGCGGCGCGACGGGGAGTCGGGCAGCGCGGACCAGCGCGGGTGCTGAATCCACAGCCGATACATGGGGGCGTCGGCGGGCACCACGGTGGCGTCGGCGTCGGTCTGCCCCGGCTCGGTCCGCACGTACCATCGGCCGCCCTTGCTCGTCAGCTCGTCGGACGAGTAGATGTTCCACGCCTCGCCGGTCGGGGAGTTCTCGTCGGGGAGGGCGAGCAGGGTGCACTCGCCGGCGACCCACTGGTTGATCCCGTAGTCGCGGAGCAGCTCGGCGTGGCCACCTTGCTGCGACTCGATGCGGGCGAGGGCCGCGGCGGCGGCGAGCTGCGTGGCTTCGGACAGGTACGGGTTGCCGTCGGGGTCGATCGCGTCGACCGGCACCGGGGGCTGCCCGGGGGTCTCGATGTAGCCGGCGAAGAGCCGCAGCTTCGCCAGATTGTTGCCGAAGAATCGGCCGCCGAAACCCATCTCGGGCACGTTGTCGTAGTAGTCCCAGGCGTCGGCCTGCCACGCGCTTTTCGAGCGGCGGCGCTCGGCGACGCGGCTCGCAGAGGGGTCGGAGGTGTCGATGCGCTGCGCGGATGCGCGGACGGCCTGGGCGCCGGAGTTGGCGGCGGAGCGGCGGGCGGCGGAGCGCAGCGCCGCGGCAGCGACGATCGCCTGCTCACGCCCCTCGAGCTGGCGCACCATGTTCGACTCCATCGGACTCGGGTCGCTCACGCGCGGGCCTCCTGCCACTCGGCGGCGAAGCCCACGAGGGTGGCGGCGGCGAGCGCGTCAACCACGGCGCCGCCCAGCGAGGGGGAGGCGCGGCGCAACAGCACCATCGCAGCTGCGGCCCATACCCCTACGCACCACCAACATCGCAGCCCTTCGGCGATCTTGCGGCCTCGAAGGCCCTGGTCCTCGAGCCACTCGAGCAGCCCCTCGCGGGGGTTGTCGAGCAGCGTGTCCTCGATGGTGAGCCTCGCCAGACGGTAGGCCGCTAGGCCGTCGGTGGCGAGGGTGAGCACGTTGGCATGGTAGTCATGCTCCGCCGCGGCTGCGCGGCACGTCAGCGGCGCCAGGGCAGGACCCGGGCGGCGACGCTGTTGTCGGGCACGCTCGCCGGGGGTTCGCCGTGGGGCTGCCACTCGCCGCACCAGCCGGCAGACTCCACCAGCGCGACCGCTGCGACCATCGTGCCGTCGGCTGCGACTATCGGCGTCGGAGGGTAGCGGCGGCAGACGAGCCGCGGGGAGTCGGGACGGCGCCCGGCGTAGCGGCAGCCCGAGCAGGCCTGGTGAGTCACCTGCCGCCGCAGCCGCAGCCGCCGCGCTTCGCGACGACCTCGCCGGCGTCGGTCTGGAGCGTGACGAGGCCGTTCAGTCCGCGCTCCCACGACTCGACCGACGCGGTGAGCACCTCGCGTGCCCGCCGGTCACGCACGACGAGGGTGCCGTCGCGGACGATGAGGCGGTGCCGGTCCCAGCTACCTGTCGGGGCGGTCACGTTCGCGGTGTTCATCGACAGGTTGGGCACGGTCATGCCGGCACCCTACCGCTGGGGCCTCGAGCGTGTCGGGAGGGTCAGACCGGGGAGTTAGTGGCGGGCGCGGGCGGCGAGTGGGAGCACCAGGGCGCCGCGGCTCGCTTCGACCGCAGCGCAATGCGGGCACAGCGGGTCGGCTGGCAGCGGGTGCGCGGTGACGTACATGGCTTCGGTGCCGGGGTGAGTGGAGCACTCCGCCGGGTGCCCCGAGGGGCCTGGGGCCGGCATCACTCGTCGGCCTCGAGGCGGTCGAGCGCGGCGACGGCGAAGCCGGCGAGCCACGCCAGCACCTTGACCGAGCGCACCGGGTCGAGGGCGATGACAGCGATGGTGCGGTCGCGCACCGCCACGAGGTCGGAGCCTCCGTCGCGGATTGCGGTCAGGATGAGCTGCACATCGGCAGCGGTCTGCTCGTCCTCGGGGAACCTCATGGCTGGTCGTCCAGGTAGCGCGGCGGGAGCACAAGCCCGCGGGACGGGTGCGGGTGCTCGACCGGCGGGAGCCGCGGGTGGCGCGTGGCGGGGGGCCGCTCGGCGAGGGTGCGCAGCATGAGGGCCGGCGCTTCGGCGCGGCGTCGCGCCACGTCCTCGCGGTGCTGCTCCAGCATCATGCGACAGAACGGGCGGGCGATGGCGCCGAGGCTGAACCACAGCGCGGCGTCCTCGAACTCGGCCCACGTCCTCACGACGCCACCTCGGTGTCGGGCAGGGCGTCCACGATGGCCGCGGACTGCCAGGCCAGCTCGGCCACCTCGAGCACGGCGCGGGCCAGCCACTCGCGGTCGTCGCGGTCCATCGTGCGGAGCATCGTCAGCATGAGCTGCTGCCCACCGAGGCCCAGCGCGTCACAAGCCTCGGCCAGCAGCTCGGCTCCGAGGGCCACGTCTGGGTTGTGGGTGCGCGCCCACTCCCCGATCTGTACCTCAGCAGCGTGGTCGTGTTGCTGGTGCCAGACCTCCACGATGCCGGCGGCCTCGGGGTGGCTGCTCGCTGTTCTGGTCTTGATTCTCACGGTGTCGCTCCTGGTCGTTGTCTCGGTCAGTGTCGGCGAACGTATCACGTCCACCGCTAGGCAGGTAGCACCCTCGCGGCTACCGCTCGGCCTCCGGGGTCGCGCGGTAGCAGCTCGCGTGCCACTTCACCGGAGAGCCGAGGTCGCGCTGGGCCACCGGGCGGCTCTTCGTGCCGGGCTTGGCGCAGCCGAAGCACGAGGCGCCGACCATGCGGGTCGAGTCGCGCACGCGCTCGTCATCGGTCCGCTCGCACTCGGCTCGGAACTCGGCCGGGGTGAACGAGCCGACCGTGGAGAACTGGTCGTCCCAGGTGACGCGCACCGGGGCGCGCCGCTCGAGGGAGTCGGCGGCCGGACCGGGGGCACCGTGGACTCGGCCGGTGCTGCCGGTGGGCAGGTGGCGGAAGCTCGCCGAGGCGCTCATCGTGCGACCGCCGCTCGGACCTTGGCGGCTGCCTCGACAGCCAGCGCGTCCAGGGCGGCGCCCATGCCGAGCGCCCGCAGGAACGTCTGGCCCAGCCAGCCCCGGTACTGCCGCCTCAGCCACTCGTCGTTCTCGTCGGGGTGGTCGCACCACCAGGCGTTCTCGGCTGCGATGGAGCGGTCCACGGACCGCTCGAACGGCGTTGTCGGGGAGGCGCTCATCGTGCGACCTCGGTGTCGCCGTTGTCGAACGCTGTGACGGTCGAGCCGCTGCGCCAGGCGGCGAGGGCGGTCTCGTCGCCGCGGAAGTGGCGGGCGATGCGCTCGGGGAGCTGCGCCAGGTGGGGGAGGGTGCAGACGGTCGGCTCGCCGTGCTCGTCCCATGCCCACCAGTCGCCGGGGCCGTCGCTGCCGAGGCGGGCGACGGGCAGCAGCTTCGGGGCGGTCGAGCCGCTGAACGAGCTGCGGGTGCGGGTGATGGTCGTGGTCATGGCGTGCTCCTGGTGGCTGGTGGTGGCGTTGCTCATGGCTTCACTATCCCGCTAGGCACCTAGCGGGACAACTACCGCGGGGACGTTCATCGCGCTGCGGTGCGCTTCGCCTCGAGGTTCGCCACGAGGGCGTCGATCGTGGGGGCGTCGAGCACCATCCACGGGCCAGCGGCCAGGCGGGTGGTGCGGGCGATGCTGCCGTGGCAGCTCGGGCATCGGGCCTGGCGCCAGCGGGTAGAAGCTGCGGCGCTCCACGCCAGCGGGCTGCGGCACTCCTGGCAGCGCCCGATGCGTGCACCGTCGGGAGCGGTGGCGGAGGTGGTGCCCTCGACCTCGAGGGGGCCGCAGGTCCAGCGGGTCGGAGTCGAGGCGCTCACCGGGCTGCCTTGTGCTTCGCCTCGAGGACCCGCGCGGTGAGCTGGTCGACCTGCTGGGCGGCGAGGTCGTCGTCGCCCTCGTCGGTGAAGTAGAGGGCGTCGGCCTGCTCGTTCAGCACCCGGGCGAGGAACAGGGCCTCGTCGGGGGTCAGCTCGACGGTGATGGTGCGGGCGATGGTGGTCGGGGTCATGGGGTGCTCCTGCTGGTCGGTGGCGGTCAAAGCTCGAGGGCGAGGGCGGAGGGGCGAACACCGCTGGTGCGGTAGCCGTCGGGGGTCGTGATGGTGAACCGGGTGTGCGGGGCGTTCCCGTGAGACTCGACGTAGGTGATCTGCCCAGCGAGGCCGGGGGCCAGCTCGAGGATGAAGTCGCCGTAGTTCTCGGCGCCGTAGCCGGGGAAGTCGGGGGCGAGGAATCGGAGCGCCTCGGTGGTGACGACGGCGGTGCCGCGCTCGGTGTCGCGGTCGGGGCGGGTGGGCTGGCTGGTGTTGGTCATGTGCCCAGTATCCCGCTAGGCACCTAGCAGCACAACTACCTAGCGGGCGGAGGTGATGCGGGCGCCCGTGCGGGCGATCCCGCGGGGCTGCGACACCGTGCGGCCCTTCGCCTGCCCCGCCGACGGGTCGCCCAGCTCGAGTCGCTCACCGATGGCGCGCATGGCGTGAGCGGCGGCGTCCACGATGTCATCATGCGCTCCGTCGGGGAACTCCTCGAACTCGTCCACGAGGGCGTCGAGCCACGGGCCGCGCACGATGCGGAGGCGGCCCTGCTCCGCGGCGGCGGCGAGGGGGTCGGCGCGCTCGGCCTTCGTGCCGTTCGGCGCGAGGCCCTTCACGCGGGCCACGCCGTCGAGGTGCCGACCGAGCGACGCCATGAGGTCCGCGCCCCACGCGCCGATGCGCTCGACGTGCACGAAGCGCAGCCCGTCGCCGACGGCGGTCGCACGGATCAGGTCGTCGCGCTCGCCGGGGCGGAGCCGGGCGCGCACCACGTGCTCGATCGTCCAGACCCGCGGGCCGGGGTCGAGGCTCATCTTCACGCCGACCGACCAGTCGGGGTCGGGGTTCGTGTCGCCGGGCTGGGTACTCGCGAGGTCCCACGCTCGAGCGCGGCGGAGCTGCGCGCCGGTCGGTGGAGCGTCGAGCAGCCGTTCCTCGTCCATGAGGTCGACGCGGCTGAACATCACGCCCACGTCATCGAGCAGCTCACCGGCCAGCTCTTGTCGACCGAGGCGGGTGCCGCGGTAGCGACCGATGAAGTCGTGCCACCGCTGCGCGAGGTTGGCGAGGTTCTCGTCGGTGTGCCCGCGGATCACCACCACGTCGCTGCGCTTCACCAGCTCGCGCACGAGCCGCACGTTGCGGGGCGTGGTCGTGATGATGCCGCGGGGGTCGGGGTCGAGGCGGAGGCCGGCGTCGAGGTTAAAGAACGTCGTGTCCTGGGCGTCGCCCTCTTTTGCGTCGGCGAGGATCGCCAGCTCATCGACCCACGCGCCGTGGTGCGCCGGGCCGCGCAGGTCGCCAGGCGACTCGCTCGAGTAGCCCTGAATCTCCGCGCCGTTCGCGAGGCGGAGCAGCACCTCACCGCGGGACCACGACCGCTCCCACGAGCCGCCGATGAGCAGCGACGGCGGCACGACCTGGCGCAGCCCGGTCTCGCCCTCGACCATCGTGCGGCGCACATCTTTGAGCCGGCGCGACACGAGCGCCCACCTCGGGGTCGTGATGCCCTGGGCTGCTATCCACTTAATGCGCTCGACGGTGGCCTCCGACGCGGCGAGGGTCTTGCCCCATCCTCGGCCGGTCTGCCACATCAGCCACCGCCAGTCGTCGCCCCACGGTGGGAGCTGCTCGGGGCGGGCGCTCACCTCCCAGGTGCCGTCGATGAGGTCGGCGAGCTGCTGCTGCGTCTTCGTGCGGACGATGGCGGAACGCTGCTCGGGGGTGGCGCGGGCCAGCTGGTCGCGTGGGGAGTAGCTCACGACCGACCGCCCTCGAGGACGGCGAAGCTGCGGCGGCGTTGCATCGCTTCGGCTTCGGGTCCGGTCAGCACGACTCGGACCGTACCGCTCGAGGTGGCGAGCCTCGCTGCGCCGGCGGCGACGATGCCGCGCAGGGCTTCCTCGGCGGCGGCGGGCGGATGACCGGCACCGATGGTGGCGATGGCTCCGGGGTCGAGGCCGGCGGGCCAGGCCCGGCGCAGCTCGCGCAGCACCTCGTCGCCGAGGGTCATCGGGTGACGGGCCGCACGAGGGGGCGCAGGGTGCCGGCCTTGCCGTCCTCCCACGCTGCGAGGCCGAGCACGCGCAGTCGGGTGAGCGCCGTGTAGCAGGTGGTGACGGGGAGGTCGGCGGTGTCGGCGACAGCGCGCACGTTGCGGGCGCCGGCCATGAGCGCCTCGAGGGCGGCGAGGTCGCGGGCGGTGATGGAGCGCGCCCCGGGGGGGACCCTCACCGGAGGACCCGCTCGATGTCGGGCCAGTCGCCGGGTCGCCACAGGTGGACCGTGACGTGTCCCCTCGCCTCATCGGCCACCGCCTCGAGGGCGGCGAGCCACTCCTGCTGGGCTGGGCGCACCCTGCCGGTGCGGGTCTTGAGTTCAGCGAACACGAGGCGGGAGCGGCGCACAAGCACGAGGTCGGGGAAGCCGGCGTGGTTGCGGCGAGAGTCGTGGTCGTGGAACACGCGCCAGCCGCGCAGCGCGGCCAGCTCGAGCACCTGGGCCTGGAGGTCGGCCTCGGTAACGGCGTCCTCGAGGCGCTCGGCGGTGGTGAGGTGTCTAGACATCGGGGTCCACGAGCTGCTCGGCGGCGATGTCGGCGAGGGTGCGCGGCTCGACTGCCGGCGCGGCCGGTGGCGTCGACGCCTCGAGGTGGTCGCAGCGGTCGTGGACGATGCGGCCGGCGTCGATCATCCCGCCGCCGGGGTGGGGGACCCGCTCCATCTCGAGCAGCGTGGAGGCGGCGAGCATGGCGTCCTGGGCGGTACGCCACTCGTCGGGGGTCATCGCCTCCCAGCGGGCCACCGCCCCGAACGGCGTCGTCGTGGTCACCAGCGGCGCCTCGGGGGTGCTCACCTCGCTGTGGAGGTAGGCGGCGACGTGGCCGCAGTCGAGCAGGCCGGCGAGCACGTGGCCGGTGCGGGGCATCGCGCCGGTCCACAGGGCGGAGCCTTCGGGGTGGGTCGTCATCGTGGGACCTCGAGGTCGTTCGCGCGCTCGGTGAGCGTGGCGGGGTCTCCGCCCGTGAATCCTGGCACCGCTTCGCGCGCTGCGTGAACGTCGCCCAGCTCCAGCAGGGTCGCCTCGCAGTCGAGCGCCCGGCACTTCCACCAGTCCGACTCGGCGCGAACTTGGTGGAGCCGCTGCCGCATCGTGAGCGGGTCGTAGCCCAGCGCCCACCACGCCCGGCGTCGCAGCGCCCTCGGCTCGTTGTAGTGCCAGCTCGGGCGCCGGCGTTCACGGTTCAGCATCGCCCCTCCAGGGTCTCGGTCGACCTCAGTCTGCACCCTCGGCGCTGGGGATCGCCAGACCCTCCGCCGGGTCGTTCTCCGCCAGGCGTGCCGCCAGCTCGTTCAGCTCCGTCTCGAGGGTCTCGCGCAGCGACTCCACCGGCTCGAGCTGGACCGGGTCGCCCTCGGGGCCGCTCACCCACTGGCGGGTCACACGGGCGTAGTCCGACGGCTGGGTGCGCTCGAGCCATGCGAGGGCTGCCCGCCAGTCGCGGACCGTGCGGCGTTCCTCGACGGTGGTGCGATCGGTGAACTGCTGGTACGTCCACTCGCCGGCCTTGTTCTTCACTCGCAGCCACCGCTCCGACGTGGTGGTGCGGGTCGTGACCTGCTCGTCGCCGACCGCCGCTCGGACGAGGGCGAGCACCGCCCTGCGCTCGGCCTTAAGCCTGGAGTCATGGACCGCCGTGCATAGGCGTGCCTCGAGGGTGTCGCCGCGGCCTTCATCGATGTCGGTGTCGCCGGCTTGGCGCCAGCGTCGCCAGGTGCTCGTGTTGATCCCGAGGTGGTGGCAGGTGCGCTCGAGGGTGAGGCCGGCGCCGATGGCTTCGGTGAACGCGTCGATGGTGCCGTCGTTGAGCTTGCGGCGCTGCGGGCGGTCGTCGGTGTCGGTGGTCATGGGGCCAGCGTAGGCGCGTGGGTTCAGCGGTGGGCGAGGGCCATGAACTCGGCGCGGGTGATGGAGTCGGTGAAGAACAGGCCGTGTAGGGCGCTGGTGACCATCGTGGCGTCGGGCTTGCGGACGCCTCGGACACCCATGCATAGGTGTCGGCTGCGGATGACGACGCCGACGCCTTCGGGCTGTAGGTGGTCGCGCATGGCGTCGGCGATCTGTTGTGTGAGGCGTTCCTGCACCTGGAGGCGGCGGGCGTAGCACTCCACGAGGCGGGCGATCTTCGACAGGCCGACGACTCGTTCGCCGGGGATGTAGGCGACGGTGGCGGTGCCGCGGAATGGGAGCAGGTGGTGCTCGCACATCGACGTGAACTCGATGCCCTCCACGACGACCATCTGGTCGCAGTCCTCGGCGAAGGTGGTCGCGAGGATGGCGGCGGGGTCCTGGCGGTAGCCGGCGGTTAGCTCGGTGAACGACTTGACGACTCGCTTCGGGGTGTCGAGCAGTCCCTCGCGGTCGGGGTCCTCGCCGACGTGCTGGATTAGGCGGCGCACCGCGTCGGTGGGGCCGTGCTGCTCGTCGTCGTCCTCCCAGGGGAACACGAGCCACCCGTCGAGGGTGGGGCCGCTGTGCCACAGCTCGAGCTGGGGCGAGTGGGGCTTGCGGAACAGGGCGGCGACGTGGCGGCTCCCGAACTCGCGGGCGGTGGCGCCGGAGTCGAACAGGTCGTCCACCACCAGGGTGCCGGGGTCGTCGGGGGTGCCGACGACGGGGACGCCGAGGCGGGCGGCGATGAGCAGCGCGGCGGGGATGCCACCGCGGGGGATGCCGTACACGCCGGCGATCTCGAGGTGGCCCACGGAGGCGGCCACTTCGTCGGCTGCCGCTTCGCAGTCGGCCCAGGTCAGGTGGAGTCGGTCATCGGCCACGTTCGTCTCCCCATAGGGTCACGTGGAGCCGGCCGGTGAAGTTCCACCCTCGGGCCACCACGGCGTCGGCGAGCACAGCGGCGGTGCGGTGCACGTTGTCGGAGGTGGTGCCGAGCGGCATCACCCACACCGCAGAGTCGGGGATGCCGGCGGCCTCCACGATCGCTGCCACTTCCTCGAGGTCGGAGTGCTCGCCGACCACGAACTTGTAGGACGCCCCGACATCGCGAAGCGCGGCGAGGGCCTCGAGGTCGATCGGGTCGCGGGTCGACACCTGCGCGTGCTTGAGCTTCGGCGACACGTTGTAGGCGACCCCGGGCACCGGCAGCGGTGGCATGGTGCCGTTCGTCTCGATCTCGACGGCCCAGCCCTCGGCGTGGAGCAGCTCGACCAGCTCGGTGAGGGCGGTGCGCTGGAGCAGCGGCTCGCCGCCGGAGATGACGACGCGCTCGACGTGCATCGGTCGGAGCTGGGCGAGCACCTCGTCGGGGGTGAGGCGCGCCAGGTCGGCGGGGTCGTACACGGTGCCGGTCTTGCCCTCCCAGTCCCACGTGTAGGGGGTGTCGCACCAGGCGCAGTCGAGGTTGCATCGCCCGAGGCGCACGAAGCCGCAGCGACGCCCAGCGGTCGGGCCTTCGCCCTGCACGGTGGGGCCGAACACTTCGGAGATGACGAGCTGCCGACTCACGACGCCTGCCCGGGGTAGTAGGCGACCGAGGTCGGGGTCTCCCACACGGCGACCTCGACCAGTCGGAGGCCGTCGCGGAACCGGGCGGCGACGAGCGGCTCGAGCAGCTCGAAGCACCAGCGGGCCAGGTTCTCCGCGGTGGGCACGTAGGGGAACTCGACCAGCGCCCAGCCGTGGCCGGCGAGGGCCTCGAGCAGCGGGGCGTCGCCGGTCCACACGATCATCGAGTGGTCGAGGGGGTCGTGGACGTGCTCGGTGAGCAGCGCCTTGAGGTCCCCGAAGTCCACGAGCATCCCATCGTCGGGCGAGCCGGGTTCGTCCACGATGGCGCCGAGGCAGGTGACGCGCACCCGGTAGCGGTGCCCGTGAGGGTTGCGGCACTTCGAGCCGTGCGACGGGACGCGATGGCCGGCGTCGAACTCGATCTCCTTCGTGATGCGGGCGGTGCTCATGGCTGGGTCCCTTCGGTACAGGTGATGCGAGCGCCGACCTCGCCGTCCTCCCACACCTCGACCGCGGCGTCGCGCTGGAACGCTGCGGTCACTTTCGCGCCGATCCGTTCGGCGAGCTGCTCGCACGAGGCGCGCCCGAAGTCGCCAGGCGGGAGGGCGGCGCGGGCCACGTCGAGCAGGTCGTGGAACTCGACCTCGCGGTCGGCGTGGGCCACGTCGACCTCGACCTGCACGTGGAACAGGTGGCGGTGCGAGTCGGCGAGGTAGGCGCGACCGATCGGAGCTTCGGGCCAGCGGTGGAAGCCGGGCACGGTGAAGCGCACGACGGCGGTGCGGCGGGTCACGTTCACGGCGTCACCGCCGGGTAGCGGTCCAGGCCCAGCAGCTCGGACTTGCGCCCGTCGAAGTGGCGCCACGACCGCTGCATCATGTTCGCGATGACGGCGCTCATGTAGGTCGCCTGCGCGTAGCCGCCGTCGGCGTGGCGGTCGCCTCCCATCGGATTGCAGAACCCGCGGCCGAGGTTCTTCGTGCGCTTCGCCATCGCGAACTCACTCGGGGGTCCCCACCGCACCGCACCGAGCCACGTGCTCGAGTCGCACGAGTCGATCGACAGGGCATTGACCCACGCGTTCGGCGTGTAGCCGAGGACGTGGACCCACAGCTCGGGGTAGGCGCGGTGGCGCTCCGACAGAGTGTGAAGCAGGCGAAGGCGCGCGCCCGTGGAGGCCTGCACGATGTTGCCGAAGCACAGCCGGTCGTGCGAGGCCGCCAGCTCATCGAAGTAGTCGAACCCATCGTTCAGCGGGTGGTACACGGGCATCGGCTTCACGCCCAGCTCGTGAAGCCTGGCGCGGGTCGCCCGCTTCGCGTCGGCGCCGCCCTGGTCCAGCTCGATGAAGCCCCAGGCCACCTCGCGGAACTCCGCGTGCACGGTCAGGTAGGACTCCCACAACCAGTCGAAGCCGTCGATCTCGGTCGGTGGCAGCCCGAGGGCCTCGTCCATCGTGATGTCGTGGGCGCGCTTGTGCTCGTTGGTGAGCCAGAACACGCCGGAGTCGATGAGGATGCGCGTACCTCGAGCGAGCAGCCGGTCGATCGCTTCACGGGCCTGCGGCTTGAGGTCTCCGCCGCGGGTCACCATCTCGTTGACGGCGATCAGCACGAAGGTGTGAGGGTCGCCCGACAGCATAGGGTCGCCGTTGCCGGCGAGGAAGTAGGCGGGCCGCTCGGTCGGGTCCCATCGCCCGTCGGTCACGATCACGGGGCCACCGCCGGGTAACGCTCCCAGCCGAGCAGCTCGGCCTTGCGGGCCTCGAAGTGACGCCACGACCGCTGGGCCATGCTGGCGATGACCGCGCTCATGTAGGTGGCCTGCCCCGACCCGCGCTCGCCGTGTTCCTCCGACGACAGCCGGTAGACGTAGCCGCGGCCGAGGCCCTTCACGGTCTTGCCCATGCTGAACTCGGTCGGCGGTCCCCAGCGCACCGAGGTCATCCACGTGGACGAGTCGCACGAGTCGAGCGACAGCGCGTTGACCCACGCGTTCGGGGTGAAGCCGAGCACGTGAACCCACAGCTCCGGGTAGGCGCGGTGACGCTCGGCGAGGGTGTGAAGCAGCCGCAGCCGAGTCGGGGCCGACGCCTGCACGATGTTGCCGAAGCA